AATCTTCAGCAATTATTTTTCTGCTTTCTCGTGTGTTGTCATATATTCTAAAGTCATGTCCCACCATGCATTGAACCTCTGCAAATTCGTGGGCTTTAGATAAATCGTTAAACTCTCTCTCTTTTATTTTATTAGTGGTTTTATATTCTACTGTGTAGCATTTCATTACTCTGCCTCACTTTCTTCAAATTGGCTTATGATTCTAACTTTAGTTTCAATGTGTTTATTTAATTTTTCAAGAGCAAGACCATTACAAGCATTGATTGTATCCGGATTATTACTCGTACTTGCTTTAATTAAGAAGTGTCGTATATCCTCCAACTTCTGAATATCATCAACAAAATTTTCCATAATTTACCCCTTTCTTATTTGTTTATGGATTACATAACTTCTCGTCATAGTAGAATTGTACCCCGTCTTGTATTTCTTCTATGTCGTGAAATTGTGGTTTTAAATCTTCAAATATATCCAAAGCCACCAGACGAGCATCTGGAACGGGTTGCCCGTCTGGATAATCATAATTTCTTATAGCTTCTTCTATGTCTTTAGATTCTTTCTCGTAGTAATATTCTTTAACTTTACCCATAATTTCCCCCTTAAAAATCTGCTATCATTATTCTGCCCGTATCCTTGCCGGTGCAATCGTGAATGTTTAAAACTGTTGTATGGTCGCATAATTCATCAAATGTATTGATGTTGTCAAACTGCTCTAAACACTTTTCTAAACTTTCATGTTCTGACCACTCGCAACGAATCGCCACCCTATCAAAGTCGAAAACTTCTCCCAAGTCTTCTTCTAAAAGTTCTAAATGTTGGAAGAGTTCCCTTGCTCCATCACGGGTAAAGGTTGCGAATTCGTCAGATACTAAAGCATTAATAAATTCGTGTTCGTGTACTAATTGTTTCATTTTGCAAATCTCCTTTAAATGGTTGATATTATTAATTAATACATATTATGACTACTAACATAACCCTATATAAACCCAATGTCAACAAAAAATATAAAATTATATAGAACACCTATAAATCATTGATTTTGCTGGACAATCCACGTTTTTTTCTTATATTATTTACTTTAGAATGGTTCTAAATAGGGTTTTTTTCTTGCCTAGCTGTACTCACCCCGTTTTTTTCTCTTGACATATGTGTGTTATTGTGGTAGTGATACAAAATCATTTCTCCAAAATGGTGGAAACCCCGTAGTCATCTCTGTGTTGACACGGGGTTTTCTTTTTGGTACGATAAATCTTTAACCATTTAACAAAGGAGAAATATATGACAATGGTAACTGGATACGAAAACATTAAATGTATCAGAGCATTCACAATGCTTAATGGTCTTCGTAGTGAAATTGATTTCAATATGAAACTAACTGCAAAAGCACCTAGTTGTTACACTCTTATAAAAAGAGAACTTGGCTTCAAAGGTAATCGTGAGAAAGTTTACAACTTGTATAAAGAATACTTGAAAGAAACTTACCCTCAAGTTTATGCCGATTATGAAGAACGAATAAATAAGAGAGAAGCTAGAGGCAAACGTGTCTTTACAGATAGAAAAGGGAAACAACTTGAGTTACCTTTTTAAATAAACTCAGTTCCTTCCAACGAAAGTCCGTAGATTAATTTCTACGGGCTTTTTTTTGTGCCTTGTTTTTTTCTTGGGTAGTTATATTTACCCCGTTTTTTTCTTTATATCTATTAGGTACTAGAGGTCAATAGATGTACGAGATGCTCTTTCAGGGCTTTTATTTGGGCTTGACAAGGGAGATAGGTGTGGTATTATAAGATTGAAAGGAGAAATGATATGCCAAAACTAACACAAGAACAATTAGATGAACAAGCATTAGCAGAGTTAGAAGCTGGTAATGTTGACGAGGCGATTACTACAAGAGGTGGCAACCCTCAAGGTTTTTATAACCGGTTCGGTTTTTGGTCTTCGCAAAAGAAGTTTGATGAGTGGTGTGCCAAGAAGGGCATCACGGATGAAGACCTGATGTATATGGACGAGTAATCTAAAGTTCCTTCCCTAAGAAAGCTCACAGTTTAACAGCTGTGGGCTTTTTTTGTGCCTTGTTTTTTTCTTGGGTAGTGATGTGAACCCCGTTTTTTTCTTTATACTCTACTATTCGGGCTAGTCTATTATCTCACTGACGGGCTTTATATCAAGACAAAAAAAATAAATAAGAGGTTGACATAGCTTTTTAATGTGCTACTCTATAATTGTAACTGTTAACAAAGGAGAAATGATGACAACTACAAACAAAAAAACAACAACTGATCCGTGTGACTTGTGTGGTCATTCGATTAAGGATAATGCTATTCCAAGAGTTTTGGACAATGGCAAGACTTGGACTTGGGACGGAGGCCACAATGGTTGGCCGAGAGTCGACGGGACAATCTGCGATCTATGTCACGAAGCAGGTGGCGGGGATCGTGTCAATGCCTTGCGAAGGATCTTGGCAAGGAAATAAGACTTCTCCATAAAAAAACCCCAGAGTAATCTCTGGGGTTTTCATTTGGGAAGGATCTAGGATCTACTTCTTATCTTTTAGATCGTTACAGATCTTTCTGATACGACCTTTAACGGCTGTATTAGACCAAGCACTTTCAGGTACTTCAATGCCGTGGTCTATTTGGTCTATAAGACCTTTTAGCATTCTTACTGCCGTATCTACCTTTCGTTCTATCTTCTGCATCTCCATCATTTTAATGCAGTAATTAGCATACCAATGCTCCTTCTTCTGAGCATCCGTATAACTCTCGTAAGTATTAGGTTTAAATTTAAGTGGTAATTCTAATTGTTTCATCACTTCTCCTTTGTTTGTTGTTACTATTAGAATTCTATTATAGTGTACCCTATCCACAATATTTGTCAACACTTTTTTATTTTTTTACGACTGAATACGACTGAGGGGGCACAAAAAAACACTACAGTGTGTATGTATATGTCATATGCAACTCTTAAAAATCCAGCAAAAATCAGACTTATACTACATTTTCTTTGTGTAGAATAGGCCCCCTTGTTTTAAAATCTAGGGTACCCATCGCCCCCTTAGAAAATACAGCTATCATAAATTTGCCTCCTTCAAGGCCCGGCCGCACGTCGTAGTGTTTCCCACTAGTCTGACAAAAGAAATCGACATCGGTAAACCCAGCTTGTTTACCCATAGCCTCAAACTCTTCTGGGGTGTAGTGTTTGTAGTGAAACTCATTAACCGGAGGTAGCTGGTGTGGTCTCACTCGTTCGTTCGGTGATGAGCAGATAAATAAATTTGTTTTCTCTCCGGCTAGATCAAAGACACTCTGGGCGAGGTCAGGGGGTATATGCTCAATGAACTCAAAAGATACAACTGCATCATAGCTCGCCGGTAGTCGATCAGGTTCTAGCTGTGTAAAATCTTCGACAATATAATTAACTCTCGGGGCTTTCTTAGCAAAAGCTTCAAGATATACTCCGTGAGCTACAGGTGATTTGTCAATACAGTCGACACCACAACTTAACATGTTGTGCATAATGAAAGAACCATAACCGATCCCGCAGCCAATATCTAAAACATCACTAGGTTTGGGAATAGTTTCTTTTATTTTCTTACAGGCAAAGTTATATCGTTCTAAGTGATCTGGCCGAATGTTGTTAGGATCCATAATTCTTTCAGCCATATTTTACTCCATCTATAACGACATCACTGTCTGTTGTTAATACTACTCTAGCTCCACAGGAAAGCAGAGGCTTGTCATTACCACCATAACGTACCTTTGAGTTACCTAATATCTCAACTTCATGTCCATAAATATTTTGTTTACCCATTTTAACTGTAATGACTGGTTCGTTAGTTTTGTGTTTTAAATTACTTTTTATTTTATGTTGATTAATATGGATATGTTTCTTACCCATTACTTAACCACCTTCATAATACACCCTTGTTTCCACGAACGGGCTAACGGAACAACCTCACGATTGTAATGTTCACACCATTCAACCAAAGCTTTCCACTCTCCCTCCTCCCATTTAGGGTAAGGAGAGATTGGTGACGGCAAAAGATCATCAAATCGTATCAAAGTACCAGCTACAATTTGTTCATTGAGCAATGTAAAAATAGTTTTTGTAGATTTATACAGATCACAATCAATATTCATGAATGATATGTGTCTTTTGTGGTCTTCTCTCCACACAGGAATGGTATCTTCAAACCAACCTTCGTGTAAAACTACGTTTGGCACCACTTTAGGCAGCTCTGATACAGCAAAATGTCCTTTTTCTACAACTTTGTGCCCCATAAACCACTGTTCTGGAAGTCCTTCAAAGCTATCAAAGCCATGAAATGTAACTTTTTTGTTTAAACTAGCCAAATAATTTATAGATTGTCCTTTATAGACTCCAAATTCTACGTAATGTCCCTTTGGATTAATAATATTTTGCATACAAAACTGATATTCCATCAAACGATGGTCTAGCAGAACCATAGGGGTGTATAAAAATTCTTCAGGTTTCATAAATATGCAGCTATTCTAATTTAAAACTTGTTATTCGTCAATAAATAACTTATAGTTTATAGAGTTTAGGTAGCTACCCCTTTCCAGTGATACATTGGCTACCTAAACTATCACAGGTATACTAATAATAGTGGTAGGAGTAAAACACTATGACAAAAAACGGAAAGAATCCACGACCACATGTCTTGTATGGACATATGAAAGAGAAAGAGCTGATAAATTTAATTAAAGAAACAGCTGCGACATACAAAACAAGACAGGGAGGACGAATCTACGAGATGAAACAGGAACTTGAACGTCGTCGTATGCTTACCCTAAAAAGAAAAAACCCCGAAGAGTACGAGAGGAGAAAAGAAGAGATGCTAGAACGACCAGCCAAACACAAAATGTTTGCAAAATCAACATTACCCAGAGGAATGACCCCAATGCAGGAAAAATTCTGTATGGAATACGCAGCTACCGGTGATGAACTCAATGCCTACAAGGTTGCTGGGTATAAAGAAGATGACACCAACGGACTAACCCGTCGACGTGCCCGCCAGCTACTTAATAATAAAAAAGTACAGGCTCGTATTGAGGAATATCAAGAACAAGCTTTGAAACGTATTAGCTGGACAAAAGAAAAAGTCCTGGAAAAGATGCATGAAGTATATCAGAACTCAATAACTGAGGGAGATCATACAAACGCAAATAGAGCTTTGGAAAATATTGGGAAACATTTAGGTATGTTTGTTGATGTTTCTAAAATTGAACAGAATATTACAACATCGGAATTATTAACGAACGATACCGACAAAGACATAGAACGTCTGGCGGATGTTGTAGGACTAAAGATTGTAAAAGGTGGAAAACCAGACAACCCTGATAAATGAGTTAGCTTCTGACGAGACAACTAAGAAAAAGCTTCTTCAGAAACTAGCCGCACAATCTCTTGTAAAAAGTAAAGATAACTTTTTAGCTTTTGTAAAAACATTTGCTCCAAAGTTAATAGCTGATTTCAAGATGGGTAGACATATCGAAGTTATTAGTGAAAAATTACAAAAGGTTGAAGAAGGAAAACTCAAACGTCTCATGGTATTCTTACCGCCTCGTAGTTCTAAATCTGTTATCTGCTCAAAATTATTTCCGGCCTGGTACTTAGGCAGACATCCTCAACATGAAATATTATCGGTGTCTCACTCTGATACCTTAGCCTCAGATTTTGGACGTTCCGTCAGGGATCTGGTAGGTTCGGGTTTATATCAAAATGTATTTAGAGGAGTGAAGCTAAGATCGGACGTACGAGCTGCCGGAAAGTGGCAGACAAACCAAAATGGTGTGTATGTGGCTGCCGGTGTACGAACACAGATAGCTGGTCGTGGTGCACACGTAGCTCTCCTAGATGATGTAATGTCAGAAGAAGATGCCTTTAGTGAAACAGGTAGACGGTATATAAAAGAATGGTATCCGGCTGGTTTACGAACAAGACTTATGCCGAACGGCTCTATCGTTATTATTAATACACGGTATCATGAAGATGATATTTGTGGGTGGTTGTTGGCTTGTGAGAATGATGCTAAAGGAGATGGGGTCTCGACTATACCATGGGATGTTTTACGAATACCGGCATGGGTTGATGAAAGCAGTAGCCGATTACTAAACATACCGGTAGGTGAATCATACTTTCCCGAATGGAAACCAAAAGAAGTTTTAAAGAATGATGAGATGGAGATACGACGACACAACGGCTCACGATACTGGGAATCGTTGTACATGCAAAATCCTGTGCCCGATGAGGGTGGTATATTTAAAAAGAGCTGGTTCAACATTTGGAAAGAGGAAGATCCACCTCATTGTGATTTTATTATACAAACTATGGATACAGCTTTTTCAACTCGAACAACGGCTGACTATAGTGTAATTCAAACGTGGGGTATATTTACACAAATGGAAAAAGACAGTTCAGGTAAAGAGTATGAAGTAGGACATTTAATTTTATTAGGTAATATTAGAGATCGATTAGAGTATCCAGAATTAAGAAGCACAGCTCAAGATAGTTTTGAACAACACCAACCAGATTTAATTGTAATTGAAAAAAAAGCCAGTGGACAATCGTTAATACAAGATTTAAGACGAGCAGGATTACCCATACTTGAATACACACCAGATAGAGATAAAGTTTCAAGAGCTTATGCTGCATCACCTTTACTTGAAGCTGGTCGAGTATGGCTACCTAATAAAACGTGGGCACAGACTATGTTTGATGAGGCTGTATCTTTTCCTAATGCAGCTCATGACGATCAGGTTGACTCAATGGTCATGGCTGTGCTATACCTTAAAGAATCATGGCACTTGCAACATCCATATGATCCGAACTATAATAGTGAAGACGAGAATATTTATAAAAAGAATAAAGCAACGTACTGGAACATAGATAACATTTAGAGAGTAATAATGGCAGTAGAAAAAAATCCCTTTGAAAAAATAGAAAAAGTAAACACCGACGTGAAAGAAATGACTCAGGGTCTTACCGGTGTTGATGTTAACGTAAACCCCGAACAAGAAGAAGATGTAGCTGTTGATGTTGATACAACCACAGGAGAAGTATCGGTTGATCTAAACGAAGATGCAGGCACAGTTTTAGCATCAATAAAAGATTTTTATGGCAACCTTGCCGAATACATGGACGAAGAAGAGTTAACGGATTTATCAACAACTGTCTTTGATAATTTTAAAGCTGATGAAGAATCAAGACAAGAATGGGAACAAACATTTGAACGTGGGTTTGATTTATTAGGATTAAAATTGCAGGAAACAACAGAACCATTTGATGGTGCTTGTACAGCAACACATCCGTTAATTATTGAGAATGCGGTAAAGTTTCAATCAAAAGCTGCTCAAGAATTGTTTCCGAGCAAAGGCCCGGTAAAAACACAGGTGTTAGGTAACCTAACTCCGGCCAAAGAACAACAAGCACAACGTGTGAAAGACTACATGAACTATCAGCTTACTGAAGAAATGCCAGAGTATTTTGATGAGACAGAAAGATTATTATTTCATTTACCACTGATTGGTACGGCTGTTAAAAAAGTTTACTACGATGAAACATTAGGACGACCAATATCAGAGTTTATCCCTATTGATCAGTTTCACGTATCAAATTTAGTGCCAGATCTTCGTAGAGCCGATCGATACACTCACGTTATTTACAGATCATCAAACGATTTAAAGAAAGATATGAATGCGGGGATGTATAGAGATGTTGAAGTTGGTGAACCTGAGCAAGAAGAAAGAGGCATGATTACAGCTAAAGCTGAACAGGTGATGGGCTTATCAGCTTATGATGAACAGCCTTACGACACAACACATGTTTTACTTGAACAACACTTATACCTAAACTTACCCGAACCATTTAATAGTCCGGGTGGTGAAGCTTGGCCGTATATTGTTACGGTTGATAAATCCAGTAAAAAAATTCTAAGCATTCGTCGTAACTGGAACGATGGTGATCCTCGTTATATAAAACGTGAACACTTTGTTAGTTATAAGTTTGTACCGGGTTTTGGTTTCTACGGATTAGGACTAATACATTTCTTAGGTAATCTTACAATGTCAGCTACGGCGGCAATGAGAGCTTTGGTTGATGCGGGCCAGTTTGCAAACTTACCGGGAGGATTTAAAGCTAGAGGGGTTCGTGTAGTAGGAGATAACTCACCAATAATGCCCGGAGAATTTCGGGACGTTGAATCAACAGGTATAGATCTAAACAAGTCGATAGTCCCCTTACCTTATAAAGAACCATCACAAGTTCTGTTTCAAATGCTCGGATTCTTAGCAACAGCTGGTCAGAAGTTTGCTGACACGACAGAACAGGTTGTGTCTGATGCAACGAACTACGGTCCGGTTGGCACGACATTAGCACTATTAGAAGCATCAGGTAAGTTTTTTTCAGCAATTCACAAACGACTCCACAAGTCTCAACGAGACGAGTTTAAAATATTAGCTCGTATTAATTTTGAGTTCTTACCTCCTGATTATCCCTATGATGTGGTCGGAGGTCAAGCACAAATTAAAAAACAAGATTTTGATGGACGAGTAGATATTCTTCCGGTATCGGATCCGAATATACCATCAAGTGCTCACAGATTAGCCCAGTCACAATTAATTTTTCAAATGGCATCACAGGCAACTCCGGGCACCTTCAATATGAAAGAAGTGTATAAAGCTGTATTAACATCAGCTAATGTAGATAATCCTGAAAAATTTATTATTGAAAAACCACCAGCTCAGCCACAAGATCCAATAGCTGATATTATGATGGCTACACAAGGTAAACCAATAAAAGCTTTTCCGGGTCAAGATCATGATGCTCACATACAAGTAAAGTCAGCTTACGTACAAGATCCACTTAATGGAGCTAACCCGGTTATGAAACAAGTGACTCCGGTTTTATTAGCTAATATTAGAGAACACATGGTTCTAAGATTCCAAGAACAAATGGGTGGACTTATGAAAGCTCAAGAGGGTCAGGTAGATCAAGGAGCTACAATGGGTATGATTATGTCTGAGTCAGCCAAACAAATTCTTGAAGCTAATAAATTAAAAGCACAAGGTGGGTTGGATAGTATTGAACAACAAAATCTTAATTTACAAAAACAACAACTTGAATTAGACAAAGTTCAAAAAGGAATAGATGCTCAAAAGACAGCAGCTGAGTTAAACTTTAAAGAGAGAGAACTTGACCTTAAATCTAAAGAGGTTGACATTGATGCGATGGTTGAGGCTGCTAAAATAGAAGATGCTAAGAAGAAAAATAACGATCAGTTAACATCTAAAGTTGTTATGGACTTACTTAAATTAGTAGGGCAGCAAGATGCAAAACAACCACCAATAAATTTAGCACCCGGAGGACCAGTCGTTCCAACAGCTGATCCAGGAATGCAAGCAGCCCAAGCTATGATGTTGGCTGCTGATGCAGTGGGTGGCGGTGGTCCTATGGCTGACGTTGCACCACCTATGGCCAAACCAAGAGACACGGGTTCTTCCATGCCTACCCCAACCCCTACAGAACCACCGGCTCCTGAGATGAGTGATGAACAGTTGTCAAAAGAAGTTTTTGGTGATATACCTGAAACTGTAGGAGAGGGACCAACAACAGAAGGAGAAGAGGTACCAGAAGTTATGACAAGTAATTTTATTATTGATGAAGCTCTTAACAGACTTCAAATACAAGACAGAGATAAAGCAAAAGCTAACTTAAATGTGTTTACAGAAATTGTAGCTGAAATGGAAAGTGATAAAAATCCACAAGCTAAAAATCCAAAAAGCACAGCTGCGGGATTATTTCAGTATACAAAACCATCACTCGTCACGGCTAAACAACGATATAAAAATATAGCCGACAGGGTTGGTATAGAAGATATACCGGATTCTATAGAAAAAGCTAAAGATGCACGTGAACTATCTGAAGATGATCAAACAGTTTTATTTTTAGCTGATACATTTGAAAAACCGGGTAGTGATAAATATATGAAAGCTATATTAGAAGCTGATGACTACGAAACTTTAACAGCAGCTACTCAACAACTTTACAATGAACTCCACCATACTGATGCAAAAAAACAAGAAAATGAAAGATTTGCAAAAGTAGCTATGAGAGTTGGTGGTAGAGTTAAAATGACCTAATGGATTATATAACAAACCACGGTGTGGAACTTCCTGATCCCGCCGTTTGTTTTGATGACGAAGGTTACGAACCCAGTAATAATGATATACCTTTAACTTACAATGTTTTGTTAAAGGC